TCTGGGACTGTCCTTAATTTGCGGAGGGAGTATGTTAAACTTAGAAAATCTCGGAATGGTCGCTAGCGTGAGAGCCGCACTTCTTTATGCAACTTCTGATGGCACCGTTTTGGCATATCAGGACTTCGTATATGGTTATCCATATACGTATTCCCTATACCTTTCGATGCTAGAGGAAGCTTACACAATGATGTCGCGTGGTCTTTACAATAGTGATATTCTCGAATTTTCGAACGGTTTAAGCCTACTCTACTACGTTTGATTAAGGAGAACTAGCTGTGTCTAACAAAAGCCTTATCAGAGATGATCGTTATTTCCTTACAGGTGATTGTGGCTCGATACAGTTTGGTAGTTATTTCCGGAAAGATCAGTCAGGGGGTGATACACCCAATGACCATTCTCACGAAAATAATTATACCTTATTTTACCTTGCCACGATGAATCCGCCTGTTCGGTTTCGATATTTTGCCGATCAAAATTATCACGAGAACTGCGAAGTTCCTGGGTTTAATTTTGGTCTCCAAACTTTCGATTCTAACGATGTTATTAGACTCACCAACAAGTTAGCTTCTGCTGTTAAGGGTCATTCCTTTAACGCAGCTGTTAGCCTTGCTGAGGGGAATAAAACTTTATCAATGATAGGTCATCGTGCTGGTCAATTGGCTGGTGCTCTTAGTTCTTTGAAACGAGGGAATTTTAATTCCTTCGCTAAAAAACTAGGTGTTCCAAGCCGAAACCAACCGAAAGTTGGAAAAGTATCACCTTCTCGATTGCAAGATAAGTGGTTAGAATTTGAATTCGGCTGGCGACCACTCGTAAATGATATTTATGAGGGGTCTCAAGCTGTCTTCGCTCTAACCAATCGTCCGCTTTATCGAGTTTATCGATCTTCGATTAATAAAAAGGTTGATGTCTTTTCCACTTCCGGATCAACGAAAGTTGGCACGTCCGAGGCGATCTTGTCTTACCGTGTTCACGTAAAAGAAGATTACTCTCCTATTGCGAGTCTCGGTTTGCTTGATCCTGCTGAAGTTTTATGGGAACTGACGCCGTATAGTTTCGTTGCTGATTGGGTTGTTCCCGTTGGCAATTACCTATCTGCGCGTTCGTTTCTGTCTCACCTCAGCTCGTCTGTTTGGTCGACTTATTTCTCTAAGGTTAGCCTCAAGAGCAACTTCGTTTCTCTTGCAGCTACTCCCGCGAGCGGTTATCGATCTCTCAAACGCCTCGACTTAACTCGGCAGCTCGCGTCTGCTACACTTCCCCGGCCTACTGTCAAAAGTTTTGGACAGATGGCTCAGTGGAAACATGCAGCTGACGGTTTTGCTTTGTTAATGCAGCATCGCAAATAACTATTGCGCTCTGCTAGACACGTTTTTTGTTTCTTCCGTTTCTTTAGGAGTATCAATATGTCTGTAATGGCAGCCCTAGCCGTAGCTGACGGCGCATCAACACCTGTGACTCATACCTTTAATCCAGAAACTGACTCCCCTCCTACTTGGGTTGATAGTGATGCCGCAAAAGCTTACAAGCATTTGCAGTATAACTTAATCATCTCTCGTAAGAAGGCTCAGTCCGCTTCCGGGATTAATCGTGTCAAGGTGTCTTTGACGCTTCCAGTCGGTGGAGATGGTGTTACAGTTCCAGCCAACGAGGTTTCTCGTTTTGGTGTAGCTACTCTCGAGTTTCTCTTGCCTGCCAAGGGTACTAAACAGGAGCGTAAGGACATTCGTGTCCTTATGATGAATGCTCTTGCTAATGCCCAGGTCATCGATTGCATTGATGAGCTGAATTCAGCCTGGTAAGTATTAACTCGTCTTAGTCGTTTGACTAGGATTCAAATTGTTTCTCATGGAGATCAAAATGAAGAATTTCTACAAGGGACTGGATTATGATACCAGTAAAGCCCTCACGGGCCGCTTCGTCGAAGCCATCCAAAAAGAATGCAAAATTGATGATGAGACTGCTTTTGCAGTTCTCGTCGACGATCTTGCCTTCCTCACAAATGGCACGATGGCTTATCATTATAACGACAACCTCATTGATCTCATTGGGAAACGCCAACTCTTTGCCTTTTTTGGAAAGAATATTGACGTCCCTCTCAATGTAGATCGTGAAGCTGCCGCGTTTGATAAGTTCATTGAAAGCGAGCACATCTGTCGCAATATAAATAGGAAGTTCCGAGCTTTGAGTCGTACTGGTCATTCTGACCCGTACGTTGAGTCTGTACTTTTTACAGCTCAGCGTAAAATCGCCTCGATTCTTGGTTCTTCTGACTTTATAGAGGGGAGTTTTCCTTCTCTCTCTTGTTTGAAGATGTGTTTTGGACCTGGATCAAACGTCAACGTCAAGAAGAATACTTCAGCGCGTTGGAAGTTATCTAGTATCCCGGCGTGTTCAACAAACATGCTTAGCATCTTACCAGATGTTTTAAGCGAACTCCCCGCCATTTGCGATTTCTGGAAGATCTCTGAGTCTAACGACTCTTGGATCGTTCCAGTATTTCTGATGGATGGCGAGTTAATGTTCGTTGCTAAGAACGCTAAGATCGATCGGTCTATCATAGTTGAACCTTCCCTTAATACGTTAGTACAAAAGGGTATTGGCTTATTTCTGAAAGACCGCCTTCAGATGTTTGGCATCAATTTATTCGACCAACATGTTGGAAGAAATTCCAACCGTCGTCGAGCGATGCTGGCATCTGTTGACAATAGCCTTATGACTATTGATCTGTCTAGTGCCTCCGATACTATAGCTACGGAGATTGTTAAAAGTCTCCTCCCGTTCGACTGGTTTTCCTTAATGGATAGCAGTAGAACTACGTCTGTGCTATATAAGAAATTGGATCAAAAGTTCGAATTGGAAAAGTTTTCCTCAATGGGAAATGGCTTCACCTTCGAGCTCGAGACCCTAATCTTCTATGCACTCACGTATGCTATATGTGAAGTTGAGGGTGTCACTCCCGACATCTCTGTTTACGGAGATGATATTATCGCTCCTCGTGCAATATTCGAGAAGCTAAAATACATCTTTAACGAAGTCGGATTTTCTATTAATGATAAAAAGTCATATATAGATGGTCCGTTTCGCGAAAGTTGCGGTGGTGATTACTTCTTGGGGCAAGATATTCGTCCATACTACCAAAAGAAAAATTGGTCGTATGCCGATCTCTTCTCTTTCCATAATTTTCTTATTAGAAAAGGGTTAAACCATTTGTTCCCTTCACTTTTAAGTGAAGTTCAGATGGCTATACCCAATTCAATTAAGATATATGGTCCTGACGGTTTTGGTGACGGTCACCTTTTGGGTGATTGGAAACCAATTCCGTATAAGGCCGATTATGGTTGGGGAGGAGCGGTCTTTTTTACGTACGTTCAGTCTCCTCGGCAGCTGAAGAAATTTCTACTTCCTGGTGATTACATTTTGCCGTTTTATTCGGCGTATGTTTTCTCTGGTGGTGGAAATCATTTTGCTGTTAGAGGATCTACTTTCCGATGTAAAAAAGTCCGTATCTACACGCTTGGTCGCTAATACCGACCTGCCTTTCGCCGTG